TCTTAGACAGTTAAATAAAGGAAACAAAATGTCAGCACTCACAGAATACACATTGGAAATCTACAAAACAGACAAGCGTACCAAAGAGGGTAAGCGACTGGTTGCAAAGCAAGATTTTGCCCCTGTAACTAAAGACTACATTTCTTGTGTAGCAGAAGGTAAACGTAAGCTGGGCCTGATTGTTGAAGTGTTTGAGACCTTTGTTACCCGCAAAAACTTGATGGGTGGCAAGTCATTCCAAGAACGCTATGATACCCCTTATTTTTGCTCTCCCTCAAGCGAATCGTACTGGTCAATGTAATTTGACAATAAATGGACATTGTGTTATAATAGAATCTTAGACAGTAAAGAAAAGGTTTAATATGAAAAAAGTTCTCATCGCTAGTTTAATTGCAATTTCAGCAATTGGTGCTCAAGCACATGAGTATCGTGGTTATCAACCACAATATAATGGTGGTAACCAATTTAATAACAACCAAGTTGGTAACATTATTGGTGGTATGATCTTGGGTGCTGTGATTGACCGAGCAATTGTTCAATCTCAATATCAACAACCACAGTATCAGTATCAACAACCCCAATTGGTTTATCAGACACCGAGCTATACCCAACCTTACCCTGTCACTAGAACTTGTACAGCGGCGTATGATGCTTACGGACGTTTGTTGGGATGTATGCGTTAAAAAGGTTGACAATAAATGGACATTGTGCTATAATACATTTATGAAATCAAAAATCTTTATTGTTCAACGTGACAACGACAAGTATTTTAAGCAGAAACTGCCTACATGGCGCAATGGTTTCTGTGAAATAGTCCGTAATGTCACTATTGAAAAGGACCCACACGACATCTACCAAGATGGCGAGTGGGGCTACATCACGGTTTATGGCCGTAAGATTTATGTCACTAGATCTGGCACTGAATTTGCTTTTGAAATTCGTGGCTAAAAGGTTGACAATAAATGGTTTTGGGTGTATAATAGAATCTTAAACAGTTAAACAACAGGAGTTGCACATGAAAGCATTGAACGCATACATTGATCAGAAGAATCGTTGGAACGCTATCTTCAAAGGCAAACAATATGAAATCATCAGTAAGTTTGGTCGGCAAGAGGTTGCAGGAATGATTGACGCCGATCTTAGTCCAGAGAATTTATCTTGTGACGGTGAACTCTCCCGTAGTCAGGTTCAGGCCAAGTATCGTGCATTGACTAGTGCGGCACGTGATTTGCAAAAGTTGGACCCTTCTGTTAAGTTTTACGAATTCGCTTAAGGAGATATCATGGCTCGCTATCAGAAACCTGTTCTTAATCTTGTTGCCGACAATGTGTGGGCCGCGGCATGTCAGGCACAACGCTTCAATGGCAGTTATGTTAAGTTGAGTGTTTTGACTGAAGAAGACAAATCCTCTAACAAATTGTCTAATCGTCAACTGATTGAAACTTTCATGGTTGATTCTAGTTTGATTACTGAAGAAGACATGGCACAAGGCAAAAAGGTTCGTGCTTTTTATCAGGCATTTACTTTCAAAATTTTGCAAGGTAAACAACTAAGTGACTTTGACAATACTGCAATGGTGATTGCTAATCGTGATGTTATCACTAGCAATTATGATGTTGCGGTTATCGCTAGTTTGCCTAGTTGCTATGAACGTGGTGTTAAGCGTCAATCAGTAGACCAGCGTATTAACTTTGCACGTGGTGGCTTTATAGGTTCTCTTGGTAAGAAGGTTTCAACAAGTGTTGAAGTATTGAGGTCAGTGTACTCACAAACTTACAATGTAAATTTTGTAACCGGTATCAATAGTGATGACCAAGTTGTATTCTTTGCTCACAAGAGTGAATTAGAAGTAGGCAAGATGTATGACATTTACGGCAACGTAAAATCACATCGTGAAACTACTACTCAACTTAATCGTGTAAAGGTGATTAAATGACAGAAGATAACAAAGAAGATAAACCGGTGACGAATGATGATACTATCAAACGAATCAAAAAACAAAACCCGGGCGTTAAAATTAAAAAAGTAGCAGGTGGTGGATTTCAAATCTCTAATCCTAGAGCACCTAGTCCATTACTAAACAATTTACTCAAACGAGTAATCAAGTGAAATTTAAACGTAAACAATTATTATATTTTGGAGTTGAAGAATGAACAAATTTAAATTTATACTTTGTGTGATTAGTGTTGCATTAATGTCAGGATGCGCCACTAATGCCCAAAATGCCGCACTAGTCGGTGCAATTGGAGGTGCAATTATTGCTACCGAATTAAATCAACCTAGACAGATTTTTGTTTCCCCACAACGTACCCGACCATTCACCTGCTATACTCAATTTATTGGTCGCGATGCTTTGACCGGACGTGCAGTTTATAGACAAGTGTGCCAATAAGTTTAAAGAAACATTTTAGAGTTGAAGAATGAATCTAACATACCATAGCAAAAACAAACTCTTGCAAACGTTTGAACGTTGGGATGTGCCCCGAGAGTTTGCAGATCCTTTCTACAACTATCTAGTGTTTGGTTATATACCGGGTAGTTGTTTCACAAGTGTCCTGGCTAACGATTTTGTCAGTGCAATTTCACGTAGCCACCCTAGTAATACTATCAATGCATTTAAAGCACTAGTAGGTTGGATGCGTGATACTATGCCAAAAGAGACATATGGCAGTTATGAAAAAGTTTCCAAGTGGACTGAACTAAATCCAGAACAGCGTAGGATTATTTTGGAACACAATGGTTTAGTTTTTACTAGCAAAGAAGAAGTTATTCTAATTCTAAAAGATGAACCTTCAACTGAGCCACATTTATATCAAATTTGACAATAAATGTACATTGTGTTATACTATAGTCTAATCAATCAACGGAGTAATAATGTCAGCAAGCTGGATCAATAAACTAAACGAATCAGATAGTCGCCTTCACAAGGAAGATGTTATCAAACAAGCATTAGAGGCTAGTGTCCTGGGTAGCACTAATAGTCAAGTATTTCTAGGCTTTCTAAAGGCCTGCTATAATCCATACGTGGTTTTTGGTGTCAAACAGATTCCTGATACGGTTGGTATTATTGATGCAGAAAATCCTTGGAGTGAATTCAACGAACTCATGTTACAACTTAGTCAACGTCGGTTAACTGGTCACGCCGCACGTGATGCTATCAATGAAATGAGTGAAAGATTTAACAGTGTTGAATGGAACACATTCCTTGCACCTGTACTACGCCGAGACATGCGGGCAGGCATTAGTGATAAAACAATCAATAAAATTTGTAAGGGCACTGACTACGAGATTCCAATCTTTGGTTGCCAACTAGCAACTAACAGTGAAGGTCGTCCTGAGATGAAAGGTACCAAACGTCTTGAGCCTAAGCTTGATGGTGTTCGTGCATTGTTCACAGTTATTCCCAGTGACTTTGGTGTCACAGTAGTTTGCTATAGTCGCAATGGTAAAGTGTTTGAGAACTTTGGTCACATCGAAAATCAAATTCACGACAATTGGACCAAGATGGTTCGTGCGTGTAATGGTGTAGACCAAGGTCGTAGTCTTGTTGATGGTTTTGTACTTGACGGTGAAGTGATTGGTAACACTTTTCAAGAACTCATGCGACAAGCACGCCGTAAAACTGGCGCACAGGCAGATGATAGTGTATTAAACATTTTTGACATTATCCCTCTCGCAGACTTCCGTCGAGGTCATTGGAACGCACAATTACGTAAGCGTATTCAACTACTTGATGCTATGCGCCCGATTGTTGACACAATGCCTAATGTTGAATTACTACCACACATTATGGTTGACTTAGACACTGCGGCAGGCAAAGATCAACTTGAGCGTTATGCTAAGGACAATGTAATTGCAGGGTTTGAAGGCATTATGATTAAAGAGTTGGAAGCCCCATATCAGTGCAAGCGTAGTACAGATTGGATGAAGTGGAAGCCCACTATTACTGTAGACTTGGAGGTCATCGGTGTTGAAGAAGGTACTGGACGTAATTTGGGACGAGTTGGAGCTCTTGTTTGTGCCGGAGTTGATGACGGTAAAGAGATCCATGTCAATGTTG